CTCCTCCATGTCTTCTTCATACTCCCTGTCAATCTCGAACATCCACTGCTGAACCTGCTGCATGGGTAGTACCCTGAAGTCATTAGGATCGCCCTGAAGGACATCTCCCTGTGCCATCTGGGCTGCTATCTCCTGCGGGTCCTGCGTTGTGACAAGCGGTGCAAACGCATTGTCCATTAGAATCTGGTGTTTTGCGGTTCGAGCCTGTGCCTGTAGCCGAATCGCATCAATAATAGGCTCAAGCATACCCTGTGCAAGGGATGCAGGTCCTGAACTCTCCATATCTACAGGACTCATTCCAAATCCTGCAAATGCCTGTGTAAAAGGCACAAAACCAAGAGTGTTACGCTCTACATATATCATACCCTGGTCTGCTGCCTTGACTGAGTGCCACTTATCAGACCAACACTCAACTATCTCTACTTCCTGCCATACATCTTCGGCATAGTCATCAAGGTTGAACTCGACCGCACTCTTTCGTGTACGCTTTTTCTCAAGACTTAGCTCATATACACGGTAAGCGGGCATCATGGACTTTTTCACCACGAATGACGGCTCCCTTTCAGTGGGATCAAGTAGTACCCTTGCAGGGTTTGGAACCCTTATCCGTATAGGATTGCAGTCCCTGTCATGCACATAAGACTTAGGCATCTCAAGGAAGGGTCCTTCAAACACCGCATAACCGTAATGTACAAGATATTTACCTGCCACCTTCCACGGATGGTCGGTTTCCTTCATCGCTGAGTCAATAAGTATCGATGCAAGTGCCGGTTCAAGGCTGTCTGCATCAGTCTCCCTTGTCTTTGAAGTACCCACAGGTCCACGATGTACCGTGGGAGTGAACGCCATCTGCGTATCGGCAGCATGATTTATGATATTCGTTGGCTTACTGGGTCTGTAGTTCGGTCTTCGCATCCGTTCTGAGTCAGTAGCATTGTTCCAGACCTGGAAGTCCCTGTTGTAGAATGAGTCTAGCTCACGCCACTTCTCGTGGGTTTCCCTCCACAGGTCTTCGTAGTATGCAACAGCCGAATCGACAAAGGCTGAGTCTGGTTTCTGAGAATAGTCTGGCATTAGAACCTCCGGTGATAATCGGCAAACGCAAGGACATTGGTATTAAAGCCTTCCACGACCCTTGGTGCTCGCCTTCTGAAAGATTGTGAGGCTGCCTGGAGAGCTATGGCAACTGCCATTGGGTAGTCGTCATGTGCTCCCTCCATCGCCTCCGGTCTGTGACTCCTTGTAGGGTCACGTATTACTGAATAGAACTGTTCAAGACCCTGCCTGTTGGGGACTGACACTGCTCCTGACTGAACTGCATCGATAAGGTCATACCACAGAAGTCCCCTGGAGCTTTTATCGGTATGCCAACCCACCTTTACGGCTTTTGTCCCTGTTACACGCTTAAAAAATGACGGATAGTTAGCTGAAGAGGCTACGTGGAGACAGACTGCTCCCCATTCGTTGTCCTCAATCGCCCAGACAGGGTTATGGTACATCGCAAGCATCTCCATTGAGTGGACTGCAAGCTCGTCCGGTCCGATCTGGTCTGAAATTATGTCAGCTACCACGTTACCTGTATCCGCTTCCATCACAACCGTGACGGAAAAGTCACCCCCGACTCCGTGTGCAGGGTCACTCCCCGCACAGTAACGCTTCTCCCACTGGTGTTCCCTGTAAATATTGATGGGACCCACCTTCCTTAAAGGCTCTTTTACGTCCCCCATCATCCTTTCAATAGCTTCCCTGCTGAAAGCAGCCATCGCCTTGGCAGGTCTGAGGGCTTCAGCCTCACTTGACGGATACTCCTGCTCCATGTAGAGGTCAATACCCAAATCCTGTGCTTCAGGAAGGTCGGCAGACTCTACTTTTACCTGCTCGTACCATTCCTGTGTCCTCTCAGGACGCACACTCCACGGAACAAACAGCTTTGCCCATCCGTTTGAAGGGCTTGACCCATAAAAATTCTTAAAAGGGCTACGCAGACTGCGTTTATTAACAGTCGATGCCATTATTAGCTGTCCGCCACCGTCAATGGTGGGCTTGACAGCTACAAGATTTGCTTCCGCATACTGGTGAAAGTCCGCTTCGTCCTGTATTACAAGAGAAGAAGTCTTACCTCTGCCCGCATCCTCAGTGGAAGGAAGTGCAACCATCTCTGACTCCATCCCCTTCAACCGAAAACCACTGGCATTATCCATCGCAACTTCAGGTAAATTCCACTCAGCAGGAAGATGCTTGTAAATAAACTTCGCCTTGTCAAGAAGGTCCCTGGACTCCAACTGCCCACGACTAAGCTCCATCACAGCAGTTCCGTCCCTGAAAACAACCATCCACAGGGCATACGCACTCACGATCCACGAAAATCCAACCTGCCTCGCCTTGAGAACCGTGATCAGCCTCTTAGTCTCAAACATCTCAGCCAGTTCCATCAAATGATCCCACTTCTGAAAAGGCTGAACTCCACCCTCAATACCACGCAACGGCTGCGGACGCTCTAAAATATTCACATAATCAAGGAAATACCGAAACGACCTGCCCGCTAACTCCTTCTGAAACTCAGGAGTAGCTACAAGTGCCCTCGCCTCATTAACACCTGTTACCTTAGTCTCCAACCGGTCACCTCACCTGTAAGCCTCCAAAAGATGCTCCCTGCAAACACTGGCTCCTATATATATGAACCTGGCTAACTTACCACAAGGCTCATACCCCTCATCCAACCTCGCTGCACATAATAATACACTACCCTTACCACCTCCGGCTAACCACCTCTGGTGAAACTCAGCATCCAAATGGTCAACACTGATCTCAGGTAACCTCGCACCACACCCACACTCAACCAACTCCCTATCTTTCACAATCCCGTTCAAATCACTCATTTTCTAAATCTCCATATACAGAAAACACCGATTAGCGTTTCATCTTATATTTTATTTTCTTGTTTTAGGAGTCCCATCTATAAGCACAGGGTGCTTCCGATGGTCCCCCCTAGGGCAAGGTAGTCTTTTTTCCTCTTGTTGATTTATTTTCTGATGTGTGTGCACTATCTGTTACTGCTTAACCAGGATGATCGTTAGATACGATCCAAAGAGTCTGTACTAAGAGAAGATGATAAGAAAAAAGAATAAGATTTTCAATCACTGGCTTGTGCGAGTCTAAGTATATCCTGTAAGTCTTCAGTAGATAAGTCAGAGATAAGAGTTTGATTGGTAGTGTTATGTGTTACTTCAACACTCTCGTTCAGATAGCCGAGAACCTTTGCCATTCCCATGCTTGCACTTACTGCCGAGCTTGGATTGTTCTGCTCTATGCTGAAGTCTCTATCCTCTGATAGTTGTTCCAGTATATGCTCTCTTGATATCCCAGACTTAGCTCTAAGCATTTCGATCCTTGCTTGAACCTTCTCATGTTTAGCTAGTCTTGATGCAGATTGATGTATGATCTGTTTCGTTCTTCCCTGTGCATCGTATGAGTATGCCTGTTCGTAGGCTTTCGTTTGGTTCCCATACTTAAACAAAAGGTCTGCAAATAATCTTTGTTTGTAGTTGAGTCCGTCTTTGGATTTAGCCATCTTAAAAGATAAAGAAGTCCCTTATAGAATTGTGTTTCAAATTCTAGTTTAGCATACCCACCGGTATCATCAACAGTTATACAGGGCTTTTGCTGTCTTGGTATCTGCGATGCAATATGGAACGGTTAAATTTTCCTATATCGTGAGTAATGAATTATCCCTATTAGGATATCCGCCTTTTTATAAATCCCCTGTGTTACTCAACGCCACATCAGCTTATTTAATTGCTGACTCTGTTAAGAATGATTCTTAAGACCAAGGACACCTATAATAGCCGATCCTGTGACGATTTTCAAATTGCCATTGCAAAAATTACAAGCCGATATTGTCGAGCACTTTCCCCTGTTTATTAGTATTTAAGACTAGTTTGAGCAATATTGGTGATATTCCCTGTAAATTGATATCTATATCTATAGCTAAACTAGTCCGGCTGATATATAATAAGGTTATCTTAAATCTAAGG